TTCTACTACCGCAAGGAGATGCAGGTCAAGGTCAGGATGGAAGACGGCAAGGTCAGGGAGCTTCCCGCCTTCATCTACATCATGCACGAGAAGAATCCGCTCGGCAGACCTTCTCCGCATTACATCCGCACCTGCAAGGAAGGTTATCGCGACTTCGGATTCGATGAGAAGTACCTTGACGAAGCCTATGAAAAAAGCGCAAAGGAGTGAGCAGCATGAAAGAGAGAATGACCGAACAGCGTACATGCCCAAAGTGCGGACGCAGATACACCGAGCGACCTGCACTTTCCCGATACGACAACAACACGCTGATCTGCCCTGACTGCGGCACGAGAGAAGCTCTCGAAAGTATGGGCATCAGCGTCGAAGAACAGGACAAGATCCTCGGAATCATCCACGACAAGTACGTTCCCGAATAAGGGGGCGAAGAACGGGCGGTGTGGGGCTTTACGGCTCTGCACCGCTTACTTGTCGGCTGGATTACGGGCGCGACACGGCGCGTTTGTGAGCCTCCTGTATGGCATTGGTATATGTACCAGTCTGGCAGCAGAAAAGCTCTGATTCTTCTACGATTTATTTTGCACATAGGCGTGGACTTATCGGGCGAAAAGAGTTAATATACAGATGCCGAAAGGCAAAGAACAAACCGAAAACAGGAGGAAAACACCATGAACACTACTTACTTTGACGAGATGACCGCAAACTGCGCCGCCTACGAGAGAGCCAAGAAGGAGCGTGCGGAGCGCAAGCAGGAGATCATCAAGAACCACGGCATCGACAGCCTGGAGATGGATGCATGGTACGCCGAGGAAAAGGCGGCAGGACCGTACCCCTACAGCAGCGGCGAGATGAAAGCCTACTGGGTTTTCAAGAACCGCCGAGAAAACGACAACGACGAGTTCGAGATGACCGACTACTGCTGGGAGCGTGAGTACCACGATTTCATCGAAACACTCCGCAAGCTCGGAGTCAAAGAGTTTACAATCACAACAAAATCGACAGGTCTGATGGACGACCTTTACGGATACACCGCCGAGGGCTGCACGATGAAGGGGCTGCACACCGTCACAAAGAAAGCACTGCGCTGGGGCGAGGAGCAATACGAAGAAAGCAAGGGCATCCTTTTCAAGATCAACTGAAAACCGACCGCAAAGGGGCAGGCTTCACCGCCTGCCCTACAAGCGGAGCAGAACGGAGGTGAACCGAATGTCAATAATCGTAATTGTGGTCGAAGGCGGTCTGGTGCAGGAAGTTTTCAGCACCGAGAAAGACACCGATGTTGAATTGCTCGACTTTGATACCGAAGAAGGACAGGCGGCGGAAGCGGACATCAAAATGCCGGAACATAAGGTATGGCGATACACATATTATCAACAAGAAACAGCGCAGATACGCCAATTATGATCTGTACATTTAGCCGCTTGATAATTCTTGCAAGTGACGGTAATATGGGTACAACGGAACGGGCGCAGCCCACCGGAATACACCTAAACGGAGGAATTACCATGAACCCTTATAAGCTGAGAGAACACCTGAACCTGACCGATGCAAACACAGCGATCACCCGCGAGGACTTCGAGAGCCTCTTCTGCAAGACCGCCGAGCGAATCACCTTCACCTTCAACGGCTGGGACGGCAAAAGCTACGACGGCGAAAGCCGCAGCGGTTATGTGTACCGCACCATCATAGAGGGCTACGAGAATGTGAGATTTATCAAGGTCGGCAAGGGGCTGCACTACATCGACGAAGACAGTAGCATCACCGAGAAGGCAACAGGCATCGCCCACAAGGAAGCCGAGTGGCTGGTCGATGTGAAAAGAGCCTGAGTGCAGACACCATTCCAACGGCAAGGGCTGACTCGATCAGCCCTCCGTGAAATGGTGCAGTATGTACAACAAACATAGCAGATACGCCGATTATGATCTGTACATTTAGCCGCTTGATATCGTGCGGAATCAGAGTTATAATGTCGCTACCGAAGGGAAAACCTCGGAATTACATTCTTTTGGAGGATTCAAAAATGGAAAACTACTACGACATGAACGGCTTCAGGGTTCACTTCCGCATCGCAGACTACGCTTCCGACCCGATGGTCATGGCGATCACCGCAGCCGCAGAGGATGACGAGTTCGATATGGTGCTTACGGTCAACATCGGCAGCAGCATCGGAAACGGCACACTGCTCCCGCGCAACTGCGCATTCATCGACACCAATAACAACCCGACCGCAGAAGAATTTCTGCAGACCATCGGCGCAAAGCAGTATGAACGCTTCGGAGAGCCGGTCTACGGATACAGCGGCTTCTGCCGCTATCCGCTTTACGAATTCCCGGATGACCTTCTCAGGGAAATGGATGCGGGCGGCTACGAAAAGCACTGCAAGAGCTACGGCGGTGCGTTTCTTATGGCACAGCGCAGAATGAACGCTGAGATGTTCGGAGCAGACCTTTTCGGATAAACCGCGATCGGATACAGCCCCTTCAGGGGCTGTTCTCCGACGGGGCGTTATGTACAAGAAACCGCGCAGATACGCCCGAAATGATCTGTACATTCAGCCGCTTGATATATTTTGCATAAGACGGTAATATGTGACACAACGGAAGGCAGAGAGCCGACCTAAAAACAAAAACGGAGGAAAAATACATGAGCACGAATTCAAGAATCGGGATCCTGCACGAGGACGGGACAACGAAAACGATCTACTGCCACTGGGACGGCTACCCCGAGCATCAGATGCCGATCCTCACCGGGCACTACGACACCGCCGAAAAGGTACGGGCGCTGCTTGCGCTCGGAGACATCAGCAGCCTCGGCGAACGCATCGTACCCGATGCCGATGAGCCGCACAGCTTTGAGAAACCTGCCGAGGGCGTGACGGTAGCCTACCACCGAGACCGCAAAGAGCCGATGAGCCCGGCAGTCACCCACAAGAGCATTATTTCCCTGATGAGCGATTACTGGGGCATCCCTTACTACTACCTTTTCGATGAGAAAAAGGGGGCATGGATCCCGCCGACCGAGGGCTGATCTTCAGCCCTTCGGGGCTGTTCCCGTACATAGTGTCATGTGAACAATTCCTGCGAAAATACGCCGATTTTGTTCTGTACATTTAGCCGCTTGCATTCCGGGAGAGATCATGGTAATATGTGACACAACGGAAGGGCAGACAGCCCGCCGAAAACAAAAAACGGAGGTACATCACCATGACAAAGAAGGAAATGAAAGCCGCAGTTGACAAGCTGAAGATGCTGCAGAACGGCAAGGCAGCCCTTGAGGGAATGACCGAAGCAGACTGCCTTGAGCTTTTCGGGATCAGCAGAGCCCAGGCGCTTGCGAACACCAACGCAGCCCTCGCCAAAACCGAGCAGGAGATCTTCAGAGCCGAGCATCCGCTGACTGGCATCGACAAGAAGCTCTTCGAGATTGCAGCCAAGCACATGGTCACAGTGCAGGAGCGCGGAGACCTTGAAGCCCGCCACTGCGACAGCGAGGACTTCATCGAGATTCCGGTCTGGGGACTGGAAGCCGCCCTCAAGGATGCCTACGAGGCAGGACGCAAGAGCAAGTAAAAAAACGGCGCTGCCCTTCCTGAAATACGGAAGGGCGCATGCCGAACAGGAGGAAAAACATGGATACATACACACAGCTTGAAATGCTGACGTCAGTCATCGCCAATCTGCCCGAAAGCGGAGCATGGACGGAGCGTGACGTGATGGAAACGCTTCTGGAGGTTTTTGAACCGCAGGAGCTTACCGAGATTGGATACGGCGACCGGGTGAGTGCTTACCTGAAAGAATACGGCTGATTGCACACTCCCGCACCACGTTCGCTTGTGTGGGGCTTTTCATGGCGGCAGCGGATAACTTGCCCCTGCGAAAAGACGCCCCACACAGCGCGTTTGTGCGCATTCTGTGCGATGTACAATTCCGCCTGAATCATCGGCTCATGTTTGTCACATTTATTTTGCGGAAAGGCGTGGACTTTTCCCAGAAAAGACGGTAATATGTGCATACCGCAAGCGAAGCGGAATCAAAACCAAAGGAGCGAATCTACATGAAAATTCTGGTATGCGAACCCGGCAAGCACCCCTACGTCAAGGAGATTGAACACACGCTGGAGAACCTGCAGAAAGAGGTCGGCGGATACATTCAGGCGCTGTACCCCTTCGAGGAGGAGGTCGCAGTGGTGTGCAACGAGGAGGGACTTTTCATTGAGGGACTGCAATGGAACAGAACAGTCGAGAAGTACGGTCCGATCAAAGGTACCTTCTTCGTCTGCGGACTCGGAGTCGAGGATTTTACCGGGCTGACCGATGAACAGGCTGAAAAGTACAAGGCACTTTTCTGGGAGCCTGAGATCTTCATCCCGACACCCAACGGCATGGTGGTACTCCACATCGTAGAGTAAAAAATAGGGGCAGGGCTGCGGTTCTGCCCCATCTCCGTATCGATTTCCGGTGCATTTTTCTGCCGCTATAATATGTACAATTCCTGCGGAAATTCACCGTTTTTCTTCTGTACATTTAGCCGCTTGATAAATTTTGCTAAAAGAGTTACTATGTACACAACGGAAGGGCAAAGCCCACCGAAACAACGAAAAGCGGAGGAAAAAACAATGATCAGCTACGGATTGGCAAAGGCAAGAGCAATGGCAGGCAGAGACGACTGGAACGCACGTGAGGCGATCAGAAGCGCCACGATCCTTTGGTACGACACCGAGGAGGAAGGCTACGAACTGGAGGTCGAGAACGAGGACGACCTCAACGCAGAGGACTTCAGAGCATGGGTCGAGGAGAACGCCGACAGCCTTGCACAGGAAGACGCCGCTGCAAACGGCACGACCTTCGAGGGCATCGAGGAGATCGACTACGAAACCGAATGGATCGACGATGACGCCCTTTTCGAGGCAGAATACGCAGATGCCTGCGAAAGCGAATGGGAATGGATGACCGGCAGATGAGCCGGTCGCCCCACCGGGGCGGCACAGAGCCGCCCTGTGGCGGGGATGCAGGAAGAGACGCATACGGATGCCATATCCGCCAAAGCCTCACACAGCGCAACCGTGCGCGTTTGTGGGCAAGGCATGATCTACACAATATAGCCTGCAAAAAAAGGCGTACATTCGTGATTACTCACGCTTGATAAAATGTTCATTCAGAGTTATCATGTTCCTAATGAAACGGGCAGATGCCCGAAAGAAAGGAACGAAAACTATGAGCAAGAAAAGATACTACCTAGCCTACGGCAGCAACATGAACTACGGACAGATGCAGGCACGATGCCCCGATGCAAAGCCGGTCGGAACGGCACTCCTCCTCGGATACGAGCTGCTGTTCAAGGTCAGCAAAACTGGCGCATACCTCACCATTGAAAAGAAGAAAGGCGGATGCGTTCCGCTTGCGGTGTGGGAGGTCAGTGCCGCCGATGAGAGAAACCTCGATCGCTGCGAGGGATGCCCCACATACTACTACAAGAAAGAGATGCGGCTTCCCGTTGAACGCTTCGCCAGCGGCAGAACGACCAAGACAAATGCCTTCATCTACATTATGCACGAGTACCGCCGATTTGGCATTCCGACAGGAAGATACCTTTACGGCTGTGTGAAGGGATACCGCACATTCGGCTTTGACCCGAAGTACCTCTACGATGCCTTTGAACGCTCCGCAAGCTACACATTTTGAATGTACATAATGCCCGCATAAACCGTGAAATGCGGCTGAATGATTGTGATTACTCACGCTTGATAACAGCCGCAGATCATGGTAATATGTGTACAACGGAAGGGAAAACGCCCTGACGAATTCATAAAACGGAGGATACGAACATGAAAAACATCACGAAGAAGGAACTGAACCGCATTGCCAAGGAGTACGGCTACGATCCGCAGTACCTTGAGGATCAGGTCCTCGACTGGGAGAGCGACGGCATCAAGGTGGATGCGCAGGACCTCGAAGACTACTGTGCAAACGGCGACATCTGAAAACAGCCGCCGTCCTTCTTCGGAGGGGCGGCATCAAAACAAAGGAGTGCATACCATGAACGATGAGATCAGAGCGCAGCTTGAGGAGATCGCCATTGAGGAATCCTACGGTATCCGCTTTGCGGGAGGACTCACACCTTACGGCGAAAAAGACGATCCCTACGATGATACCAATGCCGAGCATAACTTTCCGGGCATCAGTCTTCGTGAAGTAAGCCGAATGCTGGAACGAGCCTACTCGCTGGGCAGGCAGAGCAAGGAATAAGCGCAGCCCCTTCGGGGGCTGTTCTTCGTATCGCCGCCTGTTTGTGCCGCGTTCGCTCGTGTGGCGGCTATCGGCATCGCTTCGGATAACTTGCCCATGCGGAATGCCGCCCCACACGTCGCGTTCTGGCGCGTTTTAGGGGGAAGGCATAATGTACACAACAACAGGTGAAAAATCGCCATGCACATTCTGGTAGTTTAGCCGCTTGATATAATTTCCATTCAGAGTTATACTGTGTACAACGGCAAGGGAAACCGAGCCGAAAACAAGAAAAGCGGAGGAAAACACTATGTGGACTCAGGATACCATTACCTACAACGGAAAGACTTACAGATACGCAGTCAAGCATTTTGAGGAACCCAGCGAATTTGGATACGATGAGGGCAGAGCCTCAAAGATTTGGATCGAGCGGGACGGCAAGACGGTTTTCAATTACGACCGCGGGATGGACATCAAGGCGGCAGACAAAGACACCAAGGCAGTACTTGAGATGCTCCTGAAAAAGTTCAACTGAGCAGCATACGGGCATGGCAGCCAATTGGCTGCCCTCTGCTCTTTCCTCCGCTGCGAAGGGAGGTGAAAACATGGGAGCAATCAGCGATATATATCATGGACGGCTTGGCCCTACACACATCGTCGGTCAGGATAACAAGGAGTATCACGACCTGCTGAATGAATGCAGCCGACTGCGGGATGAACTGGAGAAGCGGCTGTCGGAGGAAGATAATGCAGTGCTGCAGGAAATATACGGGCTGCAGGCACAGCTTTCTTCCATTGAGATGGAGCAGAATTACTCCGAAGGATTCCGAGACGGCGCAAGGCTCATGAACGATGTGCTGAAATAAGCGGAACAAAATACATAGATGAGAGCTTACGATTTCGTAGGCTCTTTTCTTTATCCCATTTTTCAAGAAAGGAAGTGATGCGGATGGCTCAGAGAGGCAGAAAACCGAAGCCCACAGCGATCAAGGAACTGGAAGGAAATCCGGGCAAGCGTCCGCTGAATGATGCAGAGCCAAAGCATGTGAAAAAAGCTCCGCCCTGTCCGAAATGGCTGGAACCCGAAGCGAAAAAGGAATGGCGCAGGCTATCCAAGCAACTGGAGCAGATCGGCGTTCTGACAGAGGTCGATCAGGCGGCATTCGCATCCTATTGTCAGGCATACGCACGATGGAAGGAAGCCGAGGAATTCATGACGCAGCACGGCACGATCGTAAAGACCAAAAGCGGCTACTGGCAGCAGGTGCCACAGGTGTCCATCGCGCAGACCTACCTGAAGATCATGAACAAGATCGCAGAGCAGTTCGGTCTGACTCCGGCGGCAAGAAGCCGTATCACTGCCGGTGCAGATATGAAGGATGCTGCCGTTGACGATATGGATGCACTTCTGGGAGGCGGCTGATGGCAAGAACAGCAAAAGCAAGAGAAAGACCTGCGAACTACCCGAAACTCACCGACTACCAGCCCACACGCTTCATGCTGCCGGATTCCCATTATGATGCGGCAAAAGCGGACAGGGCTGTTCGTTTTATAGAAAACCTCTGTCACACCAAAGGCCGCTGGGCAGGCAAACCGTTCTGGCTCTTGCCGTGGCAGGAACAGATCATCCGGGATATTTTCGGTGTGGTCAAGGAAGATGACACCCGGCAGTTCCGTACAGCCTATGTTGAGATCCCGAAGAAAAACGGAAAATCGGAGCTTGCGGCGGCAATTGCGCTGTATCTGCTGTACGCTGATAATGAGCCGTCAGCAGAAGTCTATGGTGCAGCGGCTGACCGACAGCAGGCATCCATCGTTTTTGATGTTGCAAAGCGCATGGTCGAAATGACCCCGGCGCTCCTGAAACGCTCCAAGATCATGGCGGCGACAAAGCGGTTGGTGAATTACTCCAATGTGGGGTTCTATCAGGTGCTTTCGGCGGAAGTCGGTACCAAGCACGGACTGAATGTATCAGGACTTGTTTTGGATGAACTTCACGCCCAGCCGAACCGCAGCCTTGTGGATGTTCTCACAAAAGGCTCCGGCGATGCGAGAACGCAGCCGCTGTACTTCCTGATCACCACAGCAGGAACCGACCGCAACAGCATCTGCTACGAATATCACACCAAAGCAAAGGATATTCTGGACGGCAGACGCATCGACCCTTCCTTCTATCCCGTGATCTATGGACTGAATGATGACGACGACTGGAACGCTGAGGAATCGTGGTACAAGGCAAATCCGTCCCTCGGATACACCATTACCATCGACCGCGTCCGGGATGCGCATCGTGAGGCGCTGACAAATCCCGCCGAGGAAAATGTATTCCGTCAGTTGCGTCTGGATCAGTGGGTCGGCAGTGCGGTCGCATGGATCCCAGAGCATATCTACGACAGAGGCAATCTGCCAATTGATATGGAATCCTTGCGTGGTCGGGAGTGTTACGCCGGACTCGACCTGTCCAGCACATCAGATATCACGGCTTTTGTTCTGGTATTCCCGCCACTGACTGAGGGCGACAAATACATCGTTATTCCCCACTTCTGGCTGCCGAGGGAAACGCTTGACCTGCGTGTCCGAAGAGACCATGTTCCTTACGATGTCTGGGAGTGTATGGGCTTGTTTCATGTGACCGAGGGAAATGTGGTGGACTATAACTTCGTGCGTAAAACGATCAATGAGCTGCACACGATGTATAACATCAAGGAGATCGCTGCCGACCGCTGGAACGCTACACAGCTTATCACAGATCTGATTGGAGATGGGTTCACTGTCGTACCGATGGGCATGGGCTTCAAGGATATGTCGCCCCCGATGAAAGAGCTGTACAAGCTCATACTCGAAGGTATGTTCGTTCACGGCGGCAATCCCGTTCTCAGATGGATGGCAGGAAATGTGGTTGCTGAGATTGATGCGGCGGAGAATATAAAACCGAGCAAAAAGAAAAGTACCGAGAAAATCGACGGCATTGTCGCATGGATCATGGCGCTCGACCGAGTGATCCGCCATGAAATGCAGGGCAGTGTCTATGACGAACCCGATCATGACCTGATCGTTTTGTAGGAGGGATGCAGATGGGCTTACTCAACTGGCTCGGCTTCAATAAGCCGAGAGACGCACCGTCACTGCCGGATATCCGGGACAATGTCCGTGATTCCGGTAATTTGTTTGTATTCGGCATGACGCACAGCGGAGAGCGTGTGGACGAGAGAACGGCAATGCAGATCGTTACCGTTTATGCCTGCGTGAGACTGCTGTCAAATACCATCGCAGGGCTTCCGCTGCATCTGTACAGATATACAGGTGCCGGCGAGGATAAGGAACGCGCTACCGATCATCCGCTGTATAAAATTCTCTACCGACAGCCGAATCCCGAAATGAGTTCATTCTCATTCTGGGAGGCACTCATGTGCCACCTTTTATTATGGGGCAATGCCTATGCACAGATCGTCCGGGACGGCAAGAACGAGATCCTCGGTCTGTATCCGCTGCTGCCGGAAAACATGGAGATCGACCGCGATCCGAAGTCCGGCGACCTGTTCTACACCTATCATGCATACACCGATGAAAAGCCCGGTGAGCATGACAAGGATATCATTTTTCAGCGTGACGAGATCCTGCACATTCCCGGTCTGGGATTCAACGGCCTTATGGGATTTTCACCCATTGCCATGATGAAAAATGCACTGGGTGCGGCAATGGCGGTGGAGCGTTACGGCAGTGCCTTCTTCAAAAACGGAGCGCAGCCTGCCGGAGTCCTCGAACATCCGGGCGTGCTGAAAAATCCGGAAAAGATCCGTGAGAACTGGACGAGGGTGTACGGC